CCGGACAGCCTGCTCGGGCATCCGGTTGAGGAGAGTGAAGGAATGCCGGATATTGCAGCAGATGCTACTCCGATCATCTTCGGGGACCTCTCCTACTACACCATTGCTGAACGGGGGACCCGTTCCATCCAGCGGCTCAATGAGCGCTATGCCGACAAGGGGCAGGTAGGTTTCAGAGTATTTGAACGACTTGATGGAGCTGTAATGCTCCCTGAGGCAATCAAGAAACTGACTATGGGCTCGGGCGTGTAGGACAAAAAGTAATAACAATGTAGTACCCCGGGGCATTATGCCCCGGGGATGAGGAGATGATATGAAACAAGTAGAAATTAAGGTTTTAGTTGGGCATTCAGGCTTGCATGGGTCATTTGTCGAGGGAGATAAAACCCTGCTGAATCAGGATGTAGCAAAACGACTGGAGAAAGTCGGATATGTTGAGATCCTCAAGAAAAACAAGCAAAAACAGGAGACCGCCACGGCAGATCAGGACAAAGAGGTACGCTAGATGCTCGTGAGCTGGACGTTCGTGAAAGAATTTCTGTCGCTTTCAGATTCAGTACAAACAAGGGTGGAAACTCTGATTGGGTGGATAACCAGTAAGGCTGAGACGATTACTAGAAGAGAACTGGAAAGTAAGGAACGGACAGTCTATCTGTCGGGCTATGGTGGCTCAGAACTCATCCTTCCGCATTGGCCGGTTGAAACCGTAGCGATGGTGAAGATCGGGGATGAGGAGATCACTGATTTCAGCGTGGATAAACGCCAGGGGGTTTTGTACCGCACAGAGGCAACATTTCCCCAGGGAGAGCGAAACATTGAAGTAACCTACACCGGCGGATGGTCGGAAACCACGGCTCCTGATGATGTGAAGCTTGCCTGCATCGAGGCTATCTCCTGGAATCTCAAACGATTGAATGATGGAGCCCTGGGGATCAAGAACCAGACAACCCCGGACGGTGTGAATGTGGGATATGAATTAGTCCTTCCCCTGTCTGTGCAGCGGGTATTTGAAAGCTACAAGAGTGTGAGGGTCTAATGGCACGGTCGAATATACGAGGAGGCAGATCAAACGGGATCAGGGTTCTCTTTGCCCAGGAGGTTGCAAGTAAGCTTGAGAAACTAGCGAAAGACAGTCCTCAAATGCTCGATAGAGTCCTGGAAGGTGTCTCCTATGTAGCAAAGAAGGAAGCCCAGAAGGGGTTCCGTTCTCAGTTCAGCAGGAGAACTGGCAAGTTTGAAAAGGGAATCCAATACCGTCAGATCAGACGGGCATACTACAGGTTGAAAGCCCCGAACCTGGCTTCGATCTATGAATACAACGGAGCCCATATCACGCCGAAGGATGCTTCTGTGCTCAGATTTACTGCTGCTAATGGACAGCTGATCTTTGCCAAGTATGTGGATATTGCTCCAAGACCATTCTTCTACCCAAGCATCCGGCGATTTGTGAATTCAGGGGAACTTGCCGATGCAATGGATAGAGAAATCGATCGAGTAATCAGAGAAAAGGAGCTCTAGCCGATGAGATGGACTGAACAGACCCTTGATATCCTGAAAGATTTCTTTACCGCCAACATTGAAGGGTATATGGAAAACATCCGCCAGGATACAGGACAGGAACTCCCCTCCTTCACATCGATTGAGATTGGTCAGGATTATGCCAGGCGTGGAAGATCAAAGCCTTTTGTCCTTATAGATCCGGCAAGTATCACACCGGATGATGAGGGATACGGCGTCATCAGCGGGACTTATCACATCGATGTGCTCATCGTGGTCGATGGGTATGAAAGTGAGGTTGTAAGCCGGCGGTGCATGCGTTATGCCGATGCTTTTGCCTCATGTATTTGGGACTATGACACGCTGGATGGACAGGTTGTTCATGCAAACGTTGAAAATATCGAGTATTTTCCCGGAGGAACCGGGAATGAGAAATATGCCCTCTTAGCGATAAACGTTGTGAGGGAGATGTACAGGGGGTAACGAAATGTACAAAAGACAATTTACTGCCGTGACGATCGGCGGACCTGAGAGCACCCTGGGAGACGCAGTTGCCCGGACCAAACGGTTTCCCATAACGGGGCTTTCACTGCTGCAAAGACAACCAAGCAAAACCGATAGTGATGTTATCACCGGTCGGAACGCAAAAGCCGGGATGTTCGTTGATTCCATCGATGTGAACGCAGAGATCCCATGTTATCTGCAGGCTTGCGGAGCCGTAGGTATGGGGCTTGCCGGTGCTCTCGGCGGGGATGTAGCAGCACCTCAAGAAGTTGGTGGCGCTATCCTGCTTAAATACACCGGATCAGAGAAATCAGCGAAAATCAGTGTTGCTGGATCCGAAATTCAGTCAAAAACTGGAGAGCTTGGAGCTGAAGCTGTAGACTCCACCTTTGGGACTGAAGGAGCGCTTACGCTATCTGGGATCCTCGGAGATCTGATCGCACAGCTGAATGGGCTCGGAGATTACTCTGCAGAAAAACTCTTCGGGGATGATGATCTTGAGGTGAGCACCCCAATTGAGATTGCTGCCACCCAGGCAAAAGGACGCTATGCAGTCATTTTCTTCGGGGAAACGGGCAGCGGAAAGTATCTGCACAAGTTTGCTTCCGTGCTCTCAAACATGGAGTTGCCAACCTACTCCATGCAGTTTGATGGATCGGGTTCCAATGACCTGGGTAAAGGTGGAGTTTTTGACAGTTTCTCAATCTCAGCAGATCTCAAAGGTCGTGCTTCAGTGACCTTCAATGGAATCTTCACTGAGGGTGAAGGCGGACAGACCCCATCAACTGTGGAACTTGAGAAAGTCAGCCCCATGAAGTTCGCAAATGGTAAAACCATCGTGTCAGGAATCGAGCACGTATATACCAAGAATGTGAGTGCTGAAATCAGCAACAATCATGATGGAGATGAAGGCTACGGACAGGGATCACTGTATAAACAATCACACGCCCGGGGCATGTTTGCTGCCACCGGAAGCGTAACCCTCAGAGCTTCCGCGATCACGGAAACTGAACGGGCAAAAGTAGCATCAAACGACATTGGGTCCCTGCAGTTGTTTTTCGAGGGTGGAGAAAAGGAAATTGCTCTCGTAGATATGCCGGCGGTCCTCTATACCGAAGAAAGTAAAGCCGAAGGCGGGGTTGCAATTGAGCAGTCACTCTCGTTCGAGGCAATCGATCAGAACAGCTATGACGCTATGGTCACCATCTTCATGGTAACCAGTGACGCAGCAGCCTACTAGGAGGTCACAGATGGGATGGAAAGAAGCAGCACAGAGAACGATTGTCGGGGATAAGGTTGAACTGAAGACTTTTCCCGGCTATTGGATCAAACCAAAAAAGTATAGCGTATCCGGCAAAGATGCAATCAACGAGGAGCAGCGCAAACTGCAGCAGAGTATCGATAAGAAGGCACTGGCGAGCATGATCAAAAAGCTCGACATTGATGCAGAAGGAAAAGATGAGGCTCAGATCATGAGTGAAGTCATGGATACGCTTACCGATGAAGAGCTTGCAGCTATGATGGACAGTCAGTATGTACCGTCTGCCAGTTATATCAAGGTTCGACTGAATGAGGGGATTCACTCTCACAACTTCTGTGATGGTCCAGAAACACAGGATGTCTCATCGCTTGCTCAAGACATCCTTGACTACCCAGAAATTGCAGAAGAAATCCTGAAGGTTGTGGAGGAATACAACCGCCCTTTAGCCAAGAAGAGCACCAAGAAATCAAAGACGCAACAGAATGGATCTACCACGGAACAACCTTCGAATGGGGAGACGCCCTCCCCGACGGGCGAGAACCAGCCGAAATCGTAGAGACATGGGGACCGTGGGTACAGGACTGCATCCGACTGATGGATTCTCACGGGACCTATGCTCGGTTCAAATATCCTGGAGGGCTTGCTAAGCAGCCTGCAAAGGATATGGATATCTATGATGTGATCAGGGGGAAGTGGAACGAATTGAAGAACAGGGAGTTAGAGGATAAATGGCACAGAACAAGGTCTCAGTAATAATTGACGGCAAAGAGTTCGTGTCAAAAGAGGCACAACAGGCAGGAAGATCTCTCACAGAGCTTGGCCAAACCTCCCAGCGGATAAGCAAGTCGATAAAAGCTGGAGTGATAGCTGCCAGTGCCGCGGCTGTTGCCAGTGTGGTGAGTACTGTGAAGCTTGCAAAAAGCTCCCTTCAGGAAGCCGCCAAGATGGAGCAGATCGATACCTCATTCAATGTGCTCATCGGCAATGCCGAGAAAGCCAGGGCTGTACTTTCTGAACTTCGTGATTTCTCTGCTTCCACCCCGCTCCAGTTTGAGACCATCACAAAGGGTGCTCAGAACCTTATGGCCTTCGGTATTGCTGCTGACGATGTCAAAGAGAAGATGGAAATGCTTGGGAATGTAAGCCAGGGGCAAGCCGACAAGCTTGAATCGGTTGTCCGGGCATACGGGAAGATCCGGGCGAAAGGCAAAGCATCCCTGGAAGAACTCAATATGATGACGGAAGCAGGGATCCCGATCCTCGAGGGTCTCTCAGATAATCTTGAGGTATCTACTGATGAACTGTTCAAGATGATAACAGCCGGGAGAGTCGGGTTCGGGGAGGTCGATAAAGCGCTGCAGGCCATGACAACAGGAACAGGACAGTTTGCTGGGATGCTCGAGAAACAAGCTGGCACCTTCAGTGGTTTGGTTTCCACGTACAAAGACAACATTGCCCTGGCTATGGACGAGATTGGGCAAAGTATGTTGCCAGCAGCAAAGACTATCACCCAGGATCTCATCGGAGGTATCCAGAGGTTCAGGGACTCTGATGCGTTTGATGATCTCAAAAAAGCTTTTGAGAATCTTGGCGGATGGATTACTGATGTGGTCAAAGAAGGTGGACCGTTCAATGGTATGGTCAAAGCATTTGTCAGGTTCGTTGCCTGGTCAGTGAATATGATCCCCAAGGTTGGAGCGGTCTTTGGTTTTGTTGGAGAGGTTATCGGGATTACCGCAGATATTATCAAGGAAAAATTTGAAGAGGTAAAAACAAAACTTATTGAGATCCTCGATGAGTTCGGGGTCCTCGATGCAATTAACACAACCATTGATTTGACAGTTCAAGCAATTGGAAAAACATTCCAGGCAGTAAAGAAGGGGATGCAGACAGGTGACTGGTCAGACTTCTGGGGAGTTGGTGCAGACGTTCTTCAAAAAGGAATCGGCATAGCAATCAGTTTATCGATTGCTGGTGGTGCAATAAAGGGAATTCTCTCATCCATTCAAGCTGGCTTTGGGTTTACTTCTTCAGGGAAACTTGTTGCCGGTGCTGCTTTAGGTACGTTATCCGTATATCTGGCAGTCAAAAAAGCCCAGGAATCAGGGGATATTAAAAAGCTCGCAGAGGATATGGCCGGAGCTGTCGCTGCAGGCCTTCTTACTTCCTTCGTTGCTGGACCGACCACCGGAGTGTATGTTGCCACCCTGGCATTGAATTTCCAGATAGGCTCCAAAGCTGTGGAGGCAGGCAAAAAGGTCGTTCAAGATATCAAGGATGGTGTTCCTGAGCTTTCTAATATCCTCTCGGGGAAAATGGATGCAAGCGAAGCCCAGACAATCGTGGGACAAGCTGGAGGGAAAGCCATAGAGATTGGCCAAGCAATCCGGGACGGTATCAAAACAGGCATGGGTAAGGCTTGGGACTTCTTTTTCAAATGGGCAGAGGAAGGAGAAGAAGGAACACGGGACGGGTTCGAAACTCACTCTCCATCAAGGGTCTTCGAACGAATCGGTCTCGATCTGTTAGCAGGTCTGCAATCAGGGATCAAAGATGGCTCTGCTGTGGGCATGCAGCTTGGTTATGATGTCCTTGAAGCCACTAAAGACGTTCTGGGAGTTCACTCAAAGTCTGATGAGACTGAGTATATCGGGAATATGCTCCTCGAAGGACTTACTGCAGGTGTTGAGGATGAATCATACATCGCTCGTGTAACAACTGCCTGGCATAACCTCATGGAGAAACTACGATCTGATAACAGTATCGATGTGGAGGCTGAGGTAAACAAGATTATGGGAGGTGAGGATCCCAGTAAGGCTGAAGGTGATGGAGGTTCCTCCGATGGTGGTTTTCTTTCCAGTGCATTCTCCGGGATTGCTTCTTTTGTCAGTAGTCTCACTGATGCAATAGGTGCCTTTTCCTCACTACAAACAGTTATGAATCCCCTGAAAACTATTATTGAAGGGGTTATGGATGTACTGGGCCCGGCAATTGATTCAATACTGCAGCCGGTGATTGGAATCTTTCGTATCATCGGTCAGACGGTCGGGAAGATTCTCCTACCGGTTTTCGAAGGACTTGGAAAGATCGTTGAGAAACTTGCTCAAGGGTTTGTCTGGTTCTATAACAAAGCAATCGTACCTGTGGCCAATTACTTTGTCAGAGCTTTCAACGGAGTTGCAAACACCCTGATCTCAATTGTGAATGGGATCATCTGGTTGATAAATCGAATCCCAGGTGTGAACATCCGTAGTCTCAGCCTTCGTGACGAGAATCAAGGTTCCCTATCCACTATAAGTTATGGTGATCTCATGAATGCCGGAGAGTCCTCTGGATCCTCCTATTCAGGCAGTAACACAGGAAGTAATACATCCGTGCAGCAGATGAATATCAACATATACCAGTACTACAACGGTCCAGTCATTGGAGAAGGCGGGATGGAACAGGTTGGCGAGTTTCTATCCAGGGCTCTTGAAGCTTATGTCGGCTCTGGAGGACGAGTTAGGATTGTGGAGGCCTAATGTTCATGTATCTTATTGATGTACCGACACAGATGATCGAACACTTCAACTCAACCTCGGAATCAAAGTTTATGAAGGTTGTCATTGCCGAACATTCCATACTCTTCCCTCGCGTTGGAGTATGCAGTGCATCGGCAGAATTCCAGAAATGGAGTTTTACAATAAAGAACACCTTCAATTTTGAAGTCGGTACCTTCGCAAACGAAGCGGCAACTGTAGAGATCAGCCATGATTTGACAACATGGGCTACGATTTTTACAGGCTTTGTATCCGATGAGGGGTTCAAGCGGAGTGTGGGCTATGTGACAGATGATCACGTTACCTTAGAGCTTGTTGATCCCACCCGGCGAAAGGGCACAAAACGAAAGCCTCCAAAGGCACTGCTCACCGGCTTCACTATTTGTGATCCGACTACTCCAGGATCCTCCATCCTCCATTACCTCGCTAACACGCTGGGAGTCTCCCTCGAGGGGGGTACAGGTCTGTTTGATTACACCAAAGAGGTTGTATCCATTGGAGACCGATCGGTATGGGAGGAGCTGCAGGATCTATCCAAAGCCTATCATGCTGATATGTATTTTTCCGCTGGTGGTAGTCTTCGTTTTAAAAGTCCACTTGAGAACAACTGGACTTACCCGACTCCAGAGTGGGTGTTCTCAGGAGACCCGAACTCCCCTCCTCCAGCAAACGGTTCCTGGATCAGGGGCAAGGTAGAGCAAGGATACACCCCGGTCCGCTGTAACAAAGCAAAGGCTACCTTTGCAGATTATCAACAGCTTAATGAACGTGTTATCTATGAGAACACGGAAAACTACAATGACCAGATCCAGCAGTGCTCTATTGAGATTCTTCCTGGAGAATACTGGCCGGGACCAAACCCGAGTGATAAAGCCCTGCTCAAGTACAAGGATCCCGAATCCGGCGAGCAGTTCCCTTACGCCAAGGATATCCAGACTCCGACAATAGGAGTTCTCGGTACCGAGGACATACAGCATTCAGGAGGTCAGCTTGAGCTTGTCTCGTTCAATGGGCTTGCAGGGAGCTCCCCTGAGTTAACAACCAGGAATCCTGACAGCTCTGAGATCATCCTTCGCAATACCGGGGGCACTACCTGTACGATCAAGGTCTTCAAGCTGCGGGGAACCCCGTTCCGGCAACTTTCAGAAAACACGGTTGAATACATCGATCCACAAATCACCGACCCTGTTGATTATGTGGAGCAGGATTATTCCTCAAAGTGGTACGCAGACGCTACACAGGCAAACCTTAATTTGCAGCTTAAAGTTGAATCGGGAAAAGCCAGGTATCGAAGATTGGGATTTTCTACGAACTGGCTGCCTTGGCTGCAGCGGGGCACACCGGTTGAAGTCAGGCTCCCTGGAGGAATAACGGTCATAGGTAAGATCATTTCATATGAGCACAAACCAAAGGGGAAGAATCTTGTCTCCATGTATACCACCCTCATTGTTGAGGAGACTGAGGCATGGACTCCTGGCGGAGGGACTCCGGTCATTGTCCAAGATAGAACCCCACTTACAACAGGGCGAAAAGGCCCGGCCGGTGAAGATGGAGAGGATGCAATCGCCCTCGTTGTGGTCTCGACCAATGGGAATATCTTTCGTCCAGAGCTTACGGACACGATCCTGGAGGCACGTGCCTACCAGGCAGGTGAGGAGATCACTGATCAATATGATCCATCCCGCTTTCGGTGGACAAGAAAATCAGATGACAGTGCTGCAGATGATTTATGGAACTCAGCCCATTATTCGACTGGGGGCAAGAGCATTCAGATCACAGATGAAGATGTAGAGAAGAGAGCCACATTCTTTTGTGAGCTCATTTAAAAGGAGAAAAGAACAATGGCAGTATCAGTTGGACAGATAACGATCATGGATTATAACGATGCGTTGACCCTCACCGGGTTTATCACATCGAACCTACCGAAGACTCAAAGGTACTCAGCAGACACAGGGACCTATACCCCTGACTGGGGTGTAACTTCCCTGGTACTCACACCCAGCCTGTTTATCCTGGGAAGCGGGACGGACAAAATCACCGACTCTGCAGTCCTTTCGGTTACCTGGCAGCGCAAACCCTCAGATCAGAGTTCCTTTGCAGCCCTAACCGCAGGGGAAGCGGTATCAGGGGCTAAGGATCATATTCTCACCGTCAGTGCGAACAAGCTTACCGGGAATCTTTCAGCCATCGAGTACCTCTGCACGATCATCTATCACGACAATGCCACAGGGCTGGATCTCACCTACAAGATGAGCATCAACCTGTCCAAGGTCATCGATGGGAACAATATTGCCGTTGCCGCGGTTCACGCACCAAATGGAAATGTGTTCAAGAACTCTGAACCCAATTCCCTTTCAGCCAAAGCTGAACTCTATCGGGGAGCAACACTAGACACTACGCTGCTCTCCTATCAGTGGTTCAAGTATGCCCCGGGTAATGCCGATGAGGGAGCCGGTGCTGATTGGGATCTCATGACTGGGGAGACTGGCAGTTCCCTGACGGTCACTCCATCAATGGTATCGGGACTGCAGCAGTTCAAGGTGAAGATCACAGACAATGATGCTGCTTCTCCCACGAATGGTGATTCATTCTTTGACGTGATTGCTTTTACAGATATGACAGATCCCATCCAGGTGGTTATTGAATCAACAGCTGGCACGGTATTCAAGAACGGGGTTGGGACTACTGACCTGACAGCTAAGCTCTACAGGAACGGAGAGGAGATCGATGCTGCAGGATCGGGATACACCTATACCTGGACGATCACTGACAAGAATGGGACAGCACGGAACTTTGCAGATGCGTCCTCTTCAAAGACTGGGAAGACAATATCGGTTGGAACCTCAGATGTCGATGTGAAATCAACGATAACCTGCAGCGTGAGTTAAGGAGCGTATGAGTATCATTTCCCGAAATCAGATAACAATATTCAACGTGAACGATGGTGAGCAGGGGCCCACTGGCCCTCAGGGACCACAGGGAGATCCTGGACAAGACGGGAGTGATGGCCAGTCTGTTGAGATCATCTTCTCCCGTGCTGCACAGCAACCGTCCACCCCGCCCCAGAGTTCCGGTATCCCTTCTGGTTGGTACTCTGATATAAACAGTGTTCCAAGTTCTATTGATCCCTTGTGGTCTTCTGTAGGACGAAGAGATGGAACTGCAACCTCATGGATCTGGCAGAAACCAGTAAAGATGGAGGGAACAGACTCACGAGGCCTAACGCTGGAGGCAGAAACTCAAGTCATAACCATGACCAGTAGAGGAGTCATTACGCAAGGTAGTGTTGAGATAATTCTTCAAGCCTTTGGTATCCCTTATGATCAGGTAACATGGTCAATCTCAGATGGTTCTTTACTTGATGTTGAGTTAAATGAAGCAGGTGACATAGATCCAACAAAAAAACTTCTTGATTCGTATTCTCTCACAGGGTCTACAGCACATATCACTGTTCAAGCACAGTATGGTGGCACCGTCTACAGCACTTCAATTTCTATTTCAAAAGTTAAAGATGGAGAACCCTATCCAATCTACCTTGGTAACCTCGAAAGCTCACCTGCCTCAACGGACATTGGTCCTCTATATGTTGGAGATTACTTTTTATACATTGGAGATTATGACGGCCCAAATATTGATCCTGGAGACCAAGGAATCAATCCCACATTAGCCGAGATTAACGAATTTATTTATGGACGCCTCTATAGGTACATTGGTAATGATTCTTCCACAGGTGAATATCTATGGAAGGAAACTCGAGAATCAGACCAGTTTGCTGCAGCCCAAAAAGATGCCCTTGAGATTGCGAAAGCAACAAACAAATACACGTATGCAGCTGTTGTCATTGCTCAATTGGGACTATTTAACGATCTGATTATCGGGAACACAATCAGAAGCGCAAACTATGAAGAAACAGATGATATCCCTGATATTGGGTTTTTACTTGATGGAGCACGAGGGGTAATAAAGGTTGTCGATCTACTCGCATACAACTCCGCAATTGTAGGTTCTTTCGAGTCTAGTGGTTTTAAGACACTTGATGAGCAAAGTAGTCCAATTACCATATCAACTGCTAGTAGCCCCAGCCTCAACATCTGGAAGTATGGTGATTTTGTTGACAACTTCTATGATGCCAAAGGGAATCAATATAATGGTATGGAAGGCTATTTTAAGGGGAATTATTATGACAGAATCCTCCTTGCACATAATCAGAAACTATGCATAACCAGACCTTATGGGGTTTACTATGATGAAGATATTGGGCCTCTTTCTGGAGGTACACTGCCTTGGCAAGCTAGCGTGTATGGGCAAGTTTTCGGTTCTGTAGTCAATGTAAGGATTAATGGATACACAACACATGATAAACTAAAAGTTCACGTCAACCAACATCGTGCTGACGGCTCACAGATCCAGCCTGATGTGAGATTATCTGGTGATTTTACAAACCACTCTTTCAATTGGGAATTAGACCCTGAGTGTGCTTATATTGCTTTGGGAATTTCAAATACCAGATTATTCTATACTGAGCATGTGTATATTGACGGTCTTAGTTTGCATACTGTTGAAACTTACAATGGAGTTGTTTGTGTTAACGATTCGGCAAGAGAAGTGACCACATATCCACATGAGAATGCTGAGTCATATCATTATGACGAAGACCAATTTCATACGCAGGTAAGTCCTGTTCAAGATTATCCAAGTTATGCGTTTACACCAAATGATATCTTATCAAAGATTGCCAGTACTTCATTTTTCAATCTTTTTGGCAACATACCATTAGCAACAACCGTAAACTGTTCTTCTGGCCAGATACATGTGAATGGCACTCTTTATACGGTCTATCAGATTAACAGAAGTTCCAACCGAGTATTATTCAATACAAACAAAGGGGCATTGATAGTTGATAATTTTGTAGAAGGAACAAATACGGGGATATACACGCACCTAAGTATAACCCAAACAATCATTATCGATCCAAGTGTTCCTGGTATCAGAGTGAAGAATATTTTGCCTTGGTCCGGTCAGAGTTCTACTTACGATATCGGATCTGTCCAAAATTATTTTAGAAACATCTTTGTGCGAGGGCTTGTTGGCCTAGTTTCAGCTTTCGCAATGTCAGTACCCCCAGATGGTTGGCTGGAGTGTAATGGGGCAGCTGTTTCACGATCTGCATACTCGGAACTATTTAACGCAATAGGAACCACCTTTGGTGCTGGCAATGGAAGTACAACATTCAATATCCCAGATCTGCGGGGTGAGTTTATCCGAGGGTGGGACCATGGCGTTGGTAGAGATCCGGGGCGTTCCTTTGGAAGTTACCAGGCTGATGAATTTAAAACTCACCAACATAGTATGAAAGTAATCTCTGGAACGTACTCAGGAGCCGGGGGTAGTTATTATGACAGATTTACCGTTTCTGGAAATCAGTTAGCCCACTATGTTGCCGCCAGAGACCCAGATACACCCGGGGGTTCAGAAAACCGCCCCAGAAACCGAGCTCTTCTTTATTGTATCAAATATTAGGGTGGAATGATGAAGGTTTATAACTACAGTGCAGAAACCAGAGAATTTTTGGGAGAAGGAGTAGCGAGGGAATCCCCAATGGAACCAGGGGTTTTCTTATTTCCTGCCTACTCAACAGAGATGGAGCCACCTTCTACGTCTGATTATGAGTGTGCAATATTCACAGGTGCAGGATGGGAAATTGTCCCTGATTATCGTGGGGTTACATACTACCTTTCATGGGATGATGAGGGAATAACGATTACTGAGCTGGGTATGTACCCTCCCAAGGATTCCTTCACAACAAGGCCCGAGAAGCCGCCTGTAACATATACAGAAAAGGTTCAACTCGTTGATACGCAGCGCAGAGAAGCCTATAAGCAGAGAGTTGACCCTCTTACAAATGAATATCAAGTAAAAATTCTAACTGGTGAATCGGCTGAGGCAGAAGCTCTTATACCGCTGATTATTGCAGAACGTGAAACAATTCAAACTGAATACCCCTGGCCAGTTGAAGGAGAATAGTGCATATGGATGTTGTCATTGATGACGTGAACTTCAAACAGGTTACCCAAGCAATGTACGAGAACGTAAAGAGCAACCAACATCGGTTGGACGAGATTGAACCAGTGATCAATAAAATGGCCAAACAAGTTGATCGATTGGATCAGATGATCGTGGGCAATGGGTTTGCCCGAGCTGTGAAGGACAACACAAAAGAACTCAAGGCTTTCAGGTCTGAATTCCAGGACTTCAAATTGAATAGAGAAGCAACATGCCCGGTAGTACATCATAAAGAGAAGTTACGAGAAAAAAGAGATAGCAAACGTGATTGGAAGGTGAAAATCCTACAGGTTTCAATGGCAGTTGTCGGTGGAGTATCAGCACTAACACTTATAGCACAGAGAATCATTCAGATTATTGGGGGATAAAGATGGAATACAAGTTTTTGCAGGATCGTGATGGGAATTTTTCAAGTAAACGGGTATTTGGAGCAATTGTCCTGCTCACCGGTCTCCTCTGTCATGGATTTCTTGGGATCTTTTCAATATTCGCTCAGCCAGTTGATCCTGGAACTGCTACGACAGCCTTCAACACCATGATGTTTGTCGGTGGGGGGCTGCTTGGAATATCAGTACTTGAATTTATCAATAGGAAACAGGGGTAGAAATGTGTGGAAAAAGATTAAAACGTGGGTTGGGAAATATTGGCAGCTTATTGCTGGTGCTCTTGCTTTTATCGGTGGCCTGTTCATTGGGCGCAGAAGAGCCGGAGAATCTCTACGAGCTTCTCAAGACAGAGTTTCACAACTACGATCAGCAGCTCAGCAGCTTGAGCAGCAGCTTTCACAGATTAAGCGAGACAACAGGACTCTTAGACGGATCAATCAACGAGATCGAGAACGACTTGAGCGAATTGAAGCAGAACTCGCAACAGCGAGAAAATCTCTTGACCTCGCAAGATCGGAGATTGACAGCGGCAGAAAAACAGTTGACGAACTACGATTCTCAGTTGACGGAATTGGATCAATCCTTGAAAAATACAGAGAAGAGCTTGAGCAGATTAAAATCCGCTAATCAAGGATTGTGGATCACTATTGGTGTTCTTGGTACTCTTGTTCTAGCAGAAATGGTCTTCTAAGTTGCTAGTTTGCCTCGATGGTAAAGGTAAGCGTATCACTATATTCACCATAAGGATATGAAGAATCTGGAATAACCTCAATTTCAATTGCAAGTCCCCAATCGTTATCCCACGAAATGGGTCCCCCTAACAAACCTCCGCTGCTTCCATAAGAAAAGGAGTTCCCTCCATAAGCAACAAAGGTGTATGGAATTGTATAAGCCCCATCCGTTTCATGTTCGAGATAAAAATTATTCAAGGATGAAACATAAACATTGTATTCAGTATTATTTTCCTGGGTGGCACTTAGTGTTCCGATGTCTTGAACATAGTCAATAGATAGATCCAAATCAGAAGCTTCTGGTGTTGGGCTAACACTTAAGGAAAGAGAAGATGGAGGCGCCAAAATTGTACCGGTAATCTGTAAACTAATCGGATCAGAGAATACAGAAAAACCCGGTATCAGAAAAAATACTATACAAAAAACAAGAGAAATATAAAACTTTTTCATAATCATACCATCACTTTATTTAATATGCATTAACATTATTGTCGAAACTAGTATTTGTCAATAAGTCTCCATACGTAAAACAACTAATCTGTTGTGATCAAAAAACTAATATTATCTTCATAATCTCCGGCTGGCAGCCATTCTAATGCTGCTTGTGATCCAATAGTAATATCTAGCTCATAGAGATCACCAATATTCTGTGTCATTGTTGGACTCTCAGCAATAAGAACAGGGTTGGCTTCTGTAGCACTAGATAAATCAATTGGCGGATCCCCATCTACAGAAATGGTATATGGCATATATTCATTTACGGATTCATGTTTCATTTGCCCAGAGTTTTGCGAGAAAGCTTTCACCTTATAAGGAACATTTGCTCTCGGGATAAGATTAATACTTTCCGTCTCCCCTCCAACTACAGTCCCGAAAAAAAGACCAGCATCAGATGAACCAGACCCATATTCAGTACCAGAGGACAACCTGATTCCGAGAAATGTCTGAACATTTACGGCTATTTCAATAGGGATATCGTCACTTGACGTATCTTCGCCGTCCTCGTAAACATTGAGAATTGCTGTATCTGTGTAGGCACCAGAAGGAACAAACTGGTCTCCTTGAATTTTATAATAATAAGTTAAAGTTGCTTTTTGTGTCTCAGTATTCCAAGCCGATACTCCTTCATTGGGAAAAACATAGTGCAAAATATTTGCAGAGCTATATTCGTTGTCCGGGCCTTTAAAGATGTTAGAGTATCCACTATTAGTATAAAAATTGTAACCCAATGTCTCAGTTCCACCAACTTTTGTCAGAGTTCTATTATTGAAGTTACCGCTAGCACCCGGAGACATGGTCACCTCAATTAGGCGGGTGGGAAATGAACGATTTCTTGACCCAGCATACATCATTCGATCAACCACAACAGTTGCACTACCGTCGCTTTGTAATCCTATATCATGGTTAAAAGAAATGGATGTATCACTCTCTGGACCATTGAAATCAATTACTTCAGTTGCCCCCAAAGCAAACAGTTCAAAAGTTGAGAACAAGAGCAGCCCACATATAATAAATAAGACCTTTATTAAAAAATGATTCTTAAATCTGTTCATTTACAAAAACCTCAATCCACACAACTATGAGTAACAACTATCATGTTTTTCTACATATTGCTGACTGGTGCAGGGGCAAAAACACAATAGAAACAACATGATTATGTGCTTCAGCGCTTGGGATCTAACTGAAACTTCGCCTCCAGCTTCCCCATCTTTAATCCCTCTGGCCATGGCAATTCAAAGACTCGTTTGTTTCCAGCCAAAATGTTTTGCCCTTGAATGGTTTTCAGGTGCTCTGAATCAAGAACAACCTCATTTAGTATTGCTCCAGCATCCGTTCTAGAAATTATGGTAATTATTGGTTTATAGAATAGTTGATGCACATTACCTCTATTTTCAAATTCTAAAGCTAACCGTTTATCTCCCTTTTCTGTTTCAAACTGCTGAATAGACAAAAGCTTTAAATCATAATTTATTTCTTCAGGCAATACATACATAGTACCACTATAGGTCAGAAGAATATTGATGTTAGAACCACCTCCCTGCAAAGTAAAATCAAGGGGAAGTTGTTCAGCAATAATCCTAAAAGGGAGTTCAATATCTGTTTTTGCCGGGCCCCGCCACTGGACACGAACGGTTTGGTATGCCCCTGGTGAAACTGAGATTTGCCTGGGATATACATAAAACACATTAGATGCATCAGCTAGCGTTTCATTTCCATGATTATCCATTTCCCGCGAGACAACATCAATTTGCACAGCTATACGTTTCTCAGTTGTATTGATAACCCGAAAAGTCTGGTTTGTACTTGGTCCAGAAGAAGAAAAATCTTTTGTTATCGGAGTAAACTGGAACGCCACAGCATTTTGCAGAGAGACCACAAGCAGGAGAACTATAAGAAAAAAACTTGTTTTTTTCATTTATCCGTCTACGATTTATTGTCAAAAGGATTCAAAAAAGAGGCCTAGACTTTTCTAGACCTCTTTCTGCCTGTTCTTCTAGTTAGATGCTATCGTGAAGGTTACTGTGTCAGAATAACTTCCAGCCCGGTATGTGCCGTCGTCAGCTGCAACGGTAAGATCAATATCATGCAATACATCCACGTATACATCGTTGGGATTTGACGTGTAAAAGGCCGTCGCATTATCAAATACTACATTCTGATCAGCAAAGGTCAGTGTGTACTCAACAAAGAAATCCGCAGTTCCATCGTCGTTTAGAAGCCTTGCATTATTGCTTCCATCAACGTTGGCACTTGTTGCGGTCACTTTGTAGCCATTCACAACGTTTGAATTAACGGTTGCAGTAGCTACTTTCCCGTCGGTTACACCAACACCAAGATCAATATTATCAGCTAAAGCTTCCTCTGCAATATCAATGGTCAAAATCTGTGCCCTAGAAGCATTCAAAGACAAATCTGCTGTGTCTGCAAAAGCCAACCCACTAGATACCACCATTACCACTAAAAGAACCGCAATTTTGGAAATAATACTTTTTGTCATTTTTTCAATCCTCACTTTATATAATTTATGTGTATAGGGTAATACCCTTTAATCGATAAATCAAGTATCTACACAACAATTCACAAACAAAGACTTGTAAAACAAGAGTTAATAAATCAATAAAACTGTTATACAGCTGAAAAAGTCTTTTTGTAATCTCTATGATATTCGAGAAGTTCATCAATTTTCTTTGCTACAGGTCGCAGGTTTGTAGAATATATATGGGTATAACCTGCCTGCACGGCATTTACTTGATGCTCCCAGGACATGTATTCAGCAACGAGGACATCGGGAAGACCCGCGATCCGAAGCATTGTATTCAGGCTGTGTCTCAGCATGTGAGGGGTTATCTTCTGCCAGGCATCCGGCATTTTAATACCATCGATCAAGGACCCGTGAACGCCTATAGCCCGGATCCATTGCATGAGTTTCCTGGGACCGATTGTGATGTCCTCATCAACTGCAAAGATCCGATCCAAGGCATCTTCCGTGATTTTGGGTAAGGCTAGTGCACGCGTCTTGTCCCATTTGGGTAATCCGATAATTTTACAGCTGTCATCCTTGAAAGCTCTGTCAACAACGAGGGCATGATCTTTCACCTGTTCTTTGTTCAATGCGAGCAGCTCAGATCTACGCAAGCCAGTAGAAGCAAGCACAATGAATATATCCCTAGCATACTCACTCGGGAACACATGCCGCGAATTGATAACAAGAGAGATATCTTCAGGAGGAAAGGCAAAAATGGTTCTCTTATGTTCTATGCGAATATCGGGTAGCCCCATAGCAGGGCTCGTGTGAATGATTCCATCATCAGCAGCTTGAGACAGGATCAGCTTCAATAATTTATAAACAGATTTCGCTTTCGTTGTTTTTCCATACTTATCCACTACAACAGGAGCTATATCCTTGATGTTTCTCCTGGATAATTGGAAGGCTGGACGATCCAGGATCCCTGGAATCTCTTCCAATACCTCTATCAAGGAGGTTGCCTCCCGAGCAATCTTTTTTGCGTACCTTGGGCTGTAGTTTCTCCCAGTAGTTTTAGCATCGATGGCACGAGGATTTGTCTCGGGCTTCTCATAGGGGGTAATCAGACTTCGCAAGTTCACATCTGTATCCGTTCCGGTCTGCATAAGATCAATAAATTCCCGAATAAACTTCTGTGCTTTTGTCTTGTTAGTTGTACCCGTGCTTTTTGATCTTCGTTCACCATGAAGGTCAGTGTATCGAAACATCCAATTCTTCTTACCGTTCCGGCGGTATGGGCGTGGGTAGACTGTTGTCATTGTTTTGTCCTCCTGCAAGCGGGGTCACCAGTAGGTGGTGTCCTAACTGGTGTCCTCTGCCACCAAATTGGTGTCCTTTGCAAGTTGGACAAGGGCGTTGGCTCTCAATAACTTCTTTGTGGGAAGAAGTTTAAGAAAAAGCGGCTGAAGGGAGTCGAACCCTCGTCACGAGCTTGGGAAGCTCGGGTAATGCCGTTATACGACAGCCGCATGCACACAGATTACACAATCTTTGATCTTTTATCAACTAATTGATCATCAGATAATAGGCAAATTCACCTTGGTCATTCACCCCTGCTCCGAGTATGATGTCCCCGAAGGCAGTGCTTAATCCCACTCCGGCTGCGCCGCCGAAATCCGGCGACCATGTGAAATCCTGAAAGAAGCTCTCGAAACCTTTTCCGACTCTGAAAGAAGTCAGGCCGTACACATCAACCCCAAGTATTGAGGATACATACTCAAATCTGTGATTCAAACATATACCAGCCAGATACATATCCTTAAATATCTCGGTTCTCGGAAGATAACCCGGGATTCCATCCCAACCGCCGATGTCAAAACCAGAATAGATTGATGTCAACGCCCCTCTGTAGGACCCGACTTGCACATCATAGGAGATGGTACTGTTATACCCCAGCGGGATGTGCTGTTCATGGTCGAACAGTATCTTACCGTACCAGGACTCTCCCCCGAACATGGGCAGCAGCAGCGCAGCATTACTGATCGCCCCTTCATGAAGAAAGCGTCTCTTATCTGTTGTCTTCCAGGTAATCGATGGACCGTAGAACAGTTCAAATGAACTTTGCGTGCTGCCGGTTTCAGGAACCACCCAATACTGGTTGGCACGTGCGGCTGCTCCGATCTCTGTATGCTGTCCTACAAGAAATCCGAACTCCTGAGAGAAGGAGAACAATGTCGATTCTGAGGTGATTCCATTCGGGGAATTCTCTCCCCTGTGGAGGCTGATTCGAGGTTTCAGATATACAAGTCCTCCGAATGGGACGAATAGTTCAGAATCGAACCTCGTCTCATCACCGATCCTGAGATTCAGAGCCGCGTATGAGTTCGTTTCGAACAGTTCTGTGAAAACCAGAGAAGAGGTCAATCGCGGCGAAGAGACAAAAGCCGGCTCGTCCCCGGAAAAACTAGCTGCCCCGTTATAACCGAATCCGATGCCCAGTGAATGCTTTCCTCTCTCAAGGGTCACCGGCTTGAGTTCAAGATCATAGCCTGATTCTTCATTCTCAATAAGGCTATAGCTGATGGATTCATACTTACCCGTGGAAGCAATCTGATTGATCACACGCCTGATCTGGGTGTGGTAAGCCGGAGTGATCGTTCGTCCCTGCAGGTCAGTGAACATATAGAGAGGAAAGAAGAAATCGACCTCATCAGCAATCACCACACGTCTGACTTGTGGAGCTGGAAGACCTTTATAGACCCCGGTCCTGTCCTTATCCAGAACCTGAGTCTCCCTGAACTCTCCAATCTGCTCACGCAGTTCAATGAGCTCGGGAAGGAGGAGTACAGCAGCCTCCTCGCCTGCATCTATGAACTCTCTCGATCTGCTGTAGTCCATGGTTGAGAGGCCTGCGAGATCTGGCTTGATGACCAGATCAGCAAGTTCTTCTCGGGGTACTTCGTTTGCCTCGATGACAATCTCCGTGAACTGCATGACCAGATCCACAGGGGTCTTCACATCCCTGATCGAATCGATCGGATCCCAGTCTACATCAACTGCAATAATGATGTCAGCACCGAGATCGCGGGCAACATCGGTGGGAAGGTTGTTGAGAATACCACCGTCAAGATAATACTGGCCGTCGATCTCATACGGGGCAAAGAGAAACGGGACTGCCATGGTCGACCGCATAGCATCAACGATCCTCCCGGAGTCGAACACGACAGCCTTCCGAGTCAGCAGATCCACTGCCACTGAACGAAAAGGTATGGAGAATGTATCGAAATCACGGATATGGGAGACCTTGTTGGTAAGTTCGGACATGAAGGTGATGATCTTCTGATCAGGGATCAACCCCAGGGACCTGCCGAGTCCTCCTCCATCGAAGGAGAGAGAAATGATATTCTCTTCCTGTTCAATGACAGGCCCGATATTGAAGCTATAGGGTGAGTCGGGTGAGCTGAACAGATCCATCCAGTCGGTTTTTCCGGCAAGATCCACAATCTCATTCGGGGTATAACCGATTGCATACAGCGCACCGACAAGCCCCCCCATGCTGGTTCCGACCACCAAATCAACCGGGATGCCGACTTCCTCAATGACTTTCAGGACACCGATGTGAGCGAACCCAAGAGCAGAACCTCCAGAGAGCACCAGCGCTACCTTGGGATACACCGCATGTTCCTGCTGCAGGGAGAACAATGGGAATGTGACGAATAGACATATGAGCAGTATTGCTGTAACCCGCATTTTCATGACAGACGGCTTTCCTTTACCTAGAAGATACCCACTGATTGTAGCGTGAGTCAAAGGGATTTTCTACCCAAGAACAGTGCCGATGAAATCAGGATTCCCATTCAGGAAAGAACTTGCATCCATCTCTTTTTTCGACTGCAGCTGAAGACGCTCCACCCGTAGAAGCCCCTTTCCAGTCTGTATATACACCCCCCGTTTCTTCACAGCTGCAAGCACAGTTCCCGGTTCGGTATTCTCAGCTATCTCAAACGGGACAGACTCGGTCTCTGCAAGGGCGTAGGTTATCATGAGTCTCTTCTGTGCATAGCCTGTCTCTGCTTTCGGCCAGGGATAATATGCCCTTATCTTGCTGCTTATCTGCTGTGCACTCTCATCCCAGTCGATGATCGCATCATCTTTATGAATATGGGAGCAGTATGTTGCCAGAGAGTCATCCTGAGATTCTGCATGCATGCGTCCCTGTGCTGCTTCATGCAGGACCTCGGCAACAAGCTCGGGGGCAAGGTCTGATACCTTCCGTGTGAGTGATTCTGTGGTCTCTGTCCCGGAAAGTTCAAACTCTGTCTGTTTGAGTATATCTCCGGTATCCATTTCAAGGGCAATCTTCTGGATGGTGATGCCGGTTCTTCTGTCTCCGTTGAGTATCG